TAGCTTCCTCTTCAAGTATCCTAGTTGGATTAATAAATGCTATAAGTACTTGGATCGGAGCGCCAATGAATCAGGTCGATATAGCGCATCTAGCATGTCATATTGAGCTTGAAATCTTAGATAAGCCGATTGGCAAACAAGATCAATTTGCGGTTAGTTACGGCGGTTTTAACCACTTTCGGTTTTTTAAAGATAGTAGTGTAGAAATTGAAGAATTACAATATGATGCAGAGTTTGAAAGAAAGTTTGTTCTGGTTAATACTGGCCAACATAGGCAAGCATCTTCAATTCTTACTTCTCAGAAAAATTCTATTGAAAAAAAAATAAAAAAATATAATAAAATATATGACCTTTGTACTAAAGGTTTAGGCGCATTTGAGGATAAACATTACGATGATTTTGGTATACTCATGACAGAATCCATGCAAATTAAAAATACTCTGGCTAAAGGAATTACTAATGCTGCAATTAATGCCATTATGCAAAATTCTATTTCTTGGGCAACAGGATGCAAGATATGTGGAGCCGGCGGTGGAGGATATATACTTTTCATGACGGATCATGCTAAAGAGATACATATGAAAAATAGAACTTTAGATACATTTGATGTTGGATTTGATAATCAGGGAACAAGAATAGTGTTTTACAATGAATGATTATATTGTCCTTTTTATCACGCTCCTTCTGGTTGCGATCATGATGTATGCTGGTTATATGCAAAGTGTGGCGCCATGAAAAATAAAAATATATCAGTAAAATGGTCAGATAACACTTTATCAGAAAGTATGCCTGAAATGAAAGCAAATTCGGAAATAGAATTATTAAAGGATATATCCGGATGGAGATCTCATGTTACCTCTATAAGTAATTCTCTGCATTTAGTTTCGGAAAGTCAACTTGATGAACTATTAAAGGGCATTTGGAACCTATATATAAATGAAAACCAATTTTTTATATGTGGAAATGGAGGAAGTGCATGTAATTCCAATCATTTCGCACAAGATTTAACTAAAGGGACAATTGAAAATGGAATTTCAAGACCTAGAATCAAAGCTATATCTCTTTGTAACGATATCGGTTTCATTACTGCTACATCTAACGATGATTCTTACGATAATATATTTAAGCATCAACTTGTAGCTTATGCTAATAGAGGTGATGGATTATTAGTTCTTAGTGGTAGTGGCAATAGTAAAAATCTCATAGAAGCTGTTGAATGGGCTCATTCAAATGGCATAGAAACATATGGCATTTTAGGATATGATGGAGGAATTTTGAAAGATAAACTCTCAAATTATATACATATTAATTTAAATCATATGGAAAAATGTGAAGGCATAATGTCTGTTATCTTACATTATATTATGTGTGAGCTAAAAGAATTATATAACATAACACTCGGAGAGTATGAAGGTAGTTAAATGGCTTTTTCGAAAAGAAGTATCACAGCAAAATATATGGGGGAAGAGCCGGACCCAAATGATTGGGATGGTTTATCTTCTGAAGAATTAAAATCTAGAATTCATGAAGCCTTTAGATGGTATTACAGATTTTATGATTTTAAAGAAAGTATGGAATTTGTCCAAGCCTATTATAAAAAAAATAAAGTAAAAAGTAAATCTCCTGGAAAACTTAAAATCAATGATTTAGCCGAAGTTGGAAATCATGTTGGTTATCTTGCTCGACTGAAAGTGAGAGGGTTGGAAGTCTTACCCGTAGAATATGAAGAGCTCTTTATTCAAAAATTAAAAAAGATAGAAGAGATTGCTAAGCAACGTAAAGTAGTAGTAGAGTCAAAGGAAAGAATAAAGCCAGATATTCAGCAAAGAATTCGAGATGCAGCGAAAAAAATAAAATATGATATAGAAGATGTTATTGATGAACAAGTTGAAGAAGAATTTAAAAAGAAATTTAATTTCAAACAATTTTTAGAACGTAATAAAGTTTCAAAACCGGTTGCTAAACATTTAAAACCACATATTGAAGATCTAGCCAGTGAAATAAAATTAGCCAAAGCAGGAGATGTAGATTTTAAAGAGGCATATAGCCATATGAGCGGTCACCAACAAAATAGACTAATTAAATTTTATGATATGATGATAGAAGAATGTGAAGTAATAATTACATCAAAAAAGAAGAAAGAGAAAATAAAACTGGGGCCAAAAATTAAAATTAAAAAACGAAAAAAATAATATGATACTAATTGATTATAATCAGATGATAATTGCAAATTTTATGCAATTTCGAAAACAATTTGAACCGGGTAAAGAAGATGCTGTAATGAGGCATATGGTTCTTAATAACATTAAAATGATTAAAAATAAATTTAGTGTTAAGTATGGAAAAGAAATCGTTTTTTGTTGTGATAGTAGAAAAAATTGGCGCAGGGATGTTTTCCCGCAATATAAAGCCAATAGAAAAAAAGCAAGAGAAGAAAATAAACAAAATGTAGATTGGCAGGCATTATTTAATATACTCGATAATATTCGAGATGAAATAGCAGAAAATATGCCTTACAGAGTAGTTACTTTAGAAGGATGCGAAGCAGATGATATTATCGGGGTTATTTGTAAGGAATATTCTCATAGAGATTATAATATATTGATAGTTTCTTCTGATAAAGATTTTATTCAATTGCAACGATATCCTAATGTTTTTCAATGGTCGCCTCGAACTAAAAAATTTATTAAAGAAGAGTTTCCGGAACAACAATTGCGTGCTTTAATAGTAAAAGGAGATAGAGGAGATGGTATACCTAATATTCTTTCAAATGATGATTGTTTAGTTGAGGGGTTAAGACAGAAGCCAATGTCGAAGAAGAAGATCATGGATTCGCTAAATATTTCACCAGAAAAACATTTCGAGGGAGAGATTTTAAGAAACTTCAAACGCAATGAAACTTTAATAGATCTCGGTTGTATCCCAGATAAAATCGAGATAAATATAAGAACACGATATGAGAGCGACCAATATTTAGGTCGCGATAGAATGCTTAATTATTTTATTAAGCATCGACTCAAAGATATGACTGAATCGATACAGGAGTTTTAATTATGGCTATATCATTAATGCAATTATTGGAATTGATAGACAAAGCAAAAAGTCAAAAAGAGAGAGGGGATTTACTTAAACAAAATCAAACGGATCATCTGGAAAATTTATTGTGGTATACATTTCATCCGGATGTAAAATTTTTGTTACCAGAGGGGAAGCCACCTTTTAATGCCGCGGCAGAAGATCCCGGTTCAACAATGCTTTACGGACAAATTCGTAAATTAAGATATTTTGTTGGCGGCCCAGGAGGAGAGACTTTTTGTGTAGGAAATACTATAGATTCTACCAGAAGAGAGACAATGTACATAACAATGTTAGAGAGTGTTACACCGAGAGAAGCCGAGATTCTTATAAATATGAAAAAGAAAGACCTTGGTATCCGCGGTTTAACGTATAAGCTCGTAAGTGATACCTTCCCCCATCTCATACCACCTATGCAATCTAGCAACACATAAAATTTATTATAGTTATGAATATGGAAATGCGATATAAACATTTCGGAGAAAAATTATATGAAATTTTTAATAGCTTTTGTTATGGCGGTAGTAGTAATTACTTACCCAGTAAAAATAGTTATTCAGAATGCTGATCTAAACGCAGCGAGAGGCATTCCTTTTGTGCAAAAGCACATTGAGCAAATGCCGGTTGAGCAAATACCGAAGACTTTTCTTCCGCCTATAGGAATAGTCTCCCCAAATATTCTCGAGGAGAATAAACAAATAGCTTGTTTAGCCAAAAATATATATTTCGAGGCCGCGGTAGAAAGTACAGCAGGAAAATTAGCAGTCGCTCATGTAACTCATAATAGAGTAAGTAGCCACCATTATCCTGATTCTTATTGTAAAGTAATTTATGAAGGAAAACACTTCGCAAGTGGTTTTCCTAAACGAGATCGATGCCAATTCAGTTGGTATTGTGACGGAAGACATGATTCTCCATATCCAGGACCAACTTGGAATAAGGTTCAGGATTTGGCAAGTTATTATTATGCAAATGCAAATGATTTAAGAGATATAACAGATGGAGCAACACATTACCATGCTGATTATATTGATAGCCCCAGATGGGCAAAATATAAGAAAAAAACAGTAAAAATAGATACGCATATATTTTATAGGTAGATTATGCCAACATATGATTATGAATGTGTGGAATGTGATTTTGAATTTGAAGATATTCTTCCTATTGCAAAAAGGAATGAGCCTTTGGAAAGCCCATGTCCTGAATGCAATGGGGAGTTAAAAATGAAAGTTGCAACCCCGTCGTTTGTTTATGATAATATTTCAGGTACAACTGCTAAAGGCCATCGAAAAAAACCTGATGAAGCTTTTACAGATCATCTGAAACAAATGAAAAGGAATTATCCGGGAAGTAAGATGAATGTTTGATCATGTAGAACTTGAATTTGAAGAATTAAAGTCAACCACCACTAGTGGTTCCAGAGTTTATGAAACCCCTGACGGAACCTTTCCATCCATTACAACAGTATTAGGTAGAAAAAAAGCTCAATTCTTTAAAGAATGGCGAGCCAGAATCGGTGAAGAAGAAGCCAATAAAATAACAACTCAAGCCACACGCCGCGGAACAAAAGTACATAAAGTTGTAGAAAATTATATTTTAAATCAAGAAGATTATTTTGAAGATTCTCTACCTCATGTTCGCGAGATGTTTAATACAATCAAGCCCCACCTAGATAAAAATCTCGATAATATTGCAGGTATTGAAATTCCATTATGGAGTAAACAATTAGGAGTTGCCGGCCGTTGCGATTGTGTTGCTGATTGGAAAGGCCAAAAAGCAATTTTAGATTGGAAAACTTCAGGAAAATTAAAAAAAAGAGAATGGGTTGAAGAATATTTCCTTCAGACAACAGCTTATTCAATAATGTTTGAAGAAAGAACTAAAATCCCAATAAATAATATTGTTATAGTAATAGCAGTTGAGAATGAAGAACCTCAAATTTTTGAAGAGAAATCTTTTGATTATTGGCGATTGCTTGAAACAACATTAAAAGAATGGATATAATGAAAATTTTAATTACTGGAGTTAAAGGATTTATAGGTCATCATTTATTTAATTTTTTAACTGAAGAGGGCCATGAAGTTTATGGTATTGATAATTGTTCGGGATTAGGTTGGGAAGATCGCGAAGTTCCTCATTCTCATTGTGATATTACCACAGATGATTTACCTCATGTTGATGCAAAGGTTGTAGTTCATTTAGCCGGAAGAGCCGGTGTTCGTAATAGTTGGAAATCAAAATATTTAAAAGAATATTATGATATAAATGTTAAAGGAACTAAACGGATCTTTGATACATATAAAAATTCTAAAATTTTATACGCATCAAGTTCATCTGTTAAGGATATGAAAAGTCCTTATGCAATGACAAAAGCTGCATGTGAAGCAATGGCTCCTTCAAATGCTATAGGAATGAGATTTTTCACAGTGTGGGGGCCGCAATCTCGTCCTGATATGTTTTATCGGCAATTACAAGAAGGTAAAATAGGATATTTAACAACTCATACGAGAGATTGGTTATATGTAAAAGATTGTGTAAAAGCTATATATTTACTCATGACTGAAACTTCCGTATGGAAAATTTTTCCCAAAGTTTTTGATATTGGATATGGAACACCAAAATCTGTTTATGATTTTGCTAAAGAAAATGCTCCCGAAAATTTTGATCTAGATTCAATTGATTTCAAAAATGTAACCGGCGAAAGTGAAGAAACCTGTGCTGATCCCACTGACATTAAAAAATTAGGATGGGAACCTAGCTTTCCAAGTGATGATTTTTATGTAGAATAATGTTATGCAGTTATCCTTTTAAGCAAATAACTTTAAGAGACTGGGATGGTGACAAAATTAAATGGTTTCATCCTTGTTGCAATATGTCTCGGCCAGATTGGGAAGATCCCATGGAATGGACTGAGACTGATTTCACTCCTGAAGAAGCTTTTAATTCAACACAATTTAAAGAATTACGAGAAGCTTTATCCAATAATATAAAACATCCGTTTTGTAAAACTTGTTGGGATATGGAAGATAGAGGTATCGAATCTTTCAGAATCCATAACGATGATACTAAACCCAGAGGAAAATTAGATGTAGTAGATTTCATTACTTCTAATAAATGTAATCTCGCTTGTAGAATGTGTGATCCACAAACAAGTCATAGGTTAATGTTAGATTATGAATTTTTTAGTAAAGAAGATTTACTTCATGAAGTTGAAGATGCTACGTGTGGTAAATTTAGGGGGAGGATTACAATTCCAAAAACTTCTTCTTCAAAACAATATCAATGGCTTTTAAATAATCCTATAAAGGAACTTAGATTTAGTGGAGGAGAACCTTTTTTTGATTCACAAATTATAAAGCTCCTTGATAAATATATTGATAAAGGATGGGCTAAAAATACTATTCTTGCGTATCATACTAATGGTACAATGTTTAACGATCAATTAATTGAAAAATTAAATAAATTTAAAAAACAACATCCTAAATTAAGTATTGATTCAGTTGAAGAAGGTTACGAATATATAAGATATCCTCAATCGTTTGATGAACTAGATAAGTCCATAAGATTATTTTTAACAACCTCTACAAATTTAGGAAGAGTTAATGTGGCGGTTGTTGTTTCTGCATTAAATATTTTAGATTTACATAATCATTGGCAATGGTGTTGTACCTTACCTAAAAAAGTTTATGTTTCATATTGTGAAGTATATCCGGATAATCGAGGCATAAGCCCAATTCATCTAAGTAGACAATTGTTAGAAAAAGTTCCTTGGATAGATTCGAAAAAGTTTACTCAAATCCGCAATTCATATTTCAGAAGAAATGTGGAAAATAAAAAGAAAATGCTTAAAGAAATTACACTATTTGATTTTTCTCGAAACCAACAATTTCAAAATTATTTACATCCATATTTAACACAATGGTTAGAATCGTAGTAGTCGGTGGTGGTTCCGCAGGTTGGACAACTGCTAGTTATATAAAAAATTCTATTGATTGTGAGTTGACAGTTATTCATGAAGAGCAAAATAACCCGATTGGTGTTGGCGAAACAGTAACACCGACATTGCGTTTGATAGCCGAAAATGCAAATATTTCAGAAAATGTTTGGTTAAAAGATAGTGATGCTACATTTAAATATGGAATTAAATTTAATGATTGGAATTATTCAGGTAGCGTGTGGTATCATTTATTTGAAGATGCTTTCGAATTTTCAGAAACAAAAGTAGATTCTGTTGAGTATTGTATTAATAATTTAGATATGTCCACAAAATATTTTAATTTATTTCACGGTCCTCAACAATATTTGCTTGATAAAAATTTAACTCCTTATCCAAAAACAATTAGTGATCGACCAGGACATGCATATCAAATATTAGCAGATAAATTTGGAGCGACATTACAGAAACATCTCAAAGATTACACATTAATTCCCAGTGGTGTAAAAGATGTTTGCATAAATGAAAATGGTATAGAATTTTTACGTTTAGAAAATGGTCAAACCGTATATGGTGATATATTTTTTGATTGCTCTGGTTTTAATAGAGTTTTGATTTCAAAATTGTCTGATTATGAAAGTTATGATGACATGATTTGTAATAAATTTGTTGCTGGAAAAGTCAGAGGTGTTCCTAAACAACATAA